GCCTATCTTAACAAATTTCATTATTTCATTGGATATAATATTATGACTAAATCACCAATTTTAACAAATTTCATTATTTCATTGGATATAATATTATGACTAAATCACCAATTTTAACAAATTTCATTGGAGAGTTAAATGCCAGATATGGTAGAAGTGATATGGGTGTGTCACAAGCTGAATGGATATCTAAGTATACTAAATTAAAAGATGTCCCTTACTCATTTCAGGACCATGAATTCCAAGAAGCTATAATAAATGATACATCACAACAAATAGTAGTTAAGAAATGTGCTCAAGTAGGGTTATCTGAAGTAATGATAAGAGATGTTCTTGCGTTCTTGGCCCGTAATCAAGGCCTTACTGCTATTATGACACAACCTACACGTAAAAATGCATTAGACTTTTCTACCACACGTGTCGATGACATAATTAAAGAGTCACAGTTATTGTATGCGATGTTAGATAATAAAGTAGATAGTAAAGAGTTAAAAAGGCTAGGTAAATCATATCTATACATAAAAGGTACAGTTGGAACTAAAGCAGCTATTTCAGTTCCAGCAGATATGCTTATTCATGATGAGTTAGATTTCTCAGATCTTGAAATTATAAATAAATATTCTTCACGTGTACAGCATTCAAAATTTAAATACTTTAGAAAATTTTCTACGCCAACTATTCCAAACTTTGGTATAAGTAAAGAATTTAATGTTTCAAGTCAAAATCACTACTTAATGAAATGTCCGCATTGTGGACATTGGAACTATCCAGATTTTTTTAAAGATGTTATCATTGATAATCCCAAGTATTCAGATAGGGAGCTAAAAACCCTTACTCATGATGATCTTGCTTATATTCAACCAACTCAAGTTAAAACTCTCTGTGAGCACTGTCGTAATCCAGTAGAGTACCATGAATACACAAAAAGGGAGTGGATACCAAAATTTGATGGTAGAGCAATAGCCGGTTATCAGGTATCGCCATTTAATACACCTTTCCAAGATCCCTATAACTTGTTAAAAATGATGAACACGTATACTCATTATGCTGACTTTGTGAATTTCGCTTTAGGCCAAGATTATATTGATGCTAATATGATATTTGATCTTGCTAAGTATCATGATGAAGATCTCTTAGATCCATTAAATGCCTATGGTCTATTTATAGGGGTTGACTTTGGAAAACAATGTTGGCTAACAGTGGCTCAAAAACAATCTAATGATGAGGTATTAGTTTATATAGCTGAAGAGGTTCCTCAAGAAAGAATTGTACAGAGGGTAAAAGAATGTATAAATTTATACCACATAGCAGGTATGTGTGTTGATGCTTTACCACAGACGTTATTATCCAGAGAGATCATAGCCTTATTACCTGGCAATGCTTATACAGTTTACTACAGTGATAGCCAGAAGGAATTATATAATATCAAAGGTAATGAATTAGACGTGACTGTAGCTAGAACTCAATTGTTTGATACAGTCCTTGGAATTTCCAAGTTAGTAGCATCTAGCAACATAGATCACAAGATTTATACAACTCATCTACAAGGGATGGTAAAACAAAGAGACCCAGAGGATGAACATAAGGCACGCTATGTTAAAGTTAAAGATGACCACTTATTGCATAGTCTAGGCTATGCTATACTAGCACAAGAGATATTCGGTGACTCAACAGACCACATAGCTCTTCCAACTATTGGCTCTACTCACATAGAATGATATGACTGCCAAGAGTGTAGTTTTAGATAAAAAAGAATAATAAGGAATAAACATGGCGAATATTTTTACTACTATATTTGGTAAAGCTAATAAAGTACCAGCAAGTCCAAAGACTATTAATCCTGATTTAAAAGATGGGGATGTTTATTCTCCAACAGCATTTAATATGTATCAAGATGTGGGTACTTTAAGAAACTATGGTGCAAAAGAAGATGTAATCAAACAGCTATCACGTTATGATCCAGATGCAGCAAATGCTATATGGAGTACTTTACGCTTTGCCTCAACACCACTGTCGATAATCTTTAAAGATGAGAAGGGAGTATTTAATGCTGATAAAACAAGAGAGTTTCAAAATCTTTTAAAAGCTAATTGGCTTATCAGTACTAATGATCCATCAGCTGCAGAGTTATCAGATAATATTATGAGACAGCTATTTTTATATGGAGCTACTGGTTTAGAGGTAGTTTTAAATGAGTTTAAGTTTCCCACTAAATTCGTACTAGTTAAAAATTCAGCTATTAGTTGGAGAATGAAAAAAGGCAAATTTGTACCATTTCAAAAAAATTCAACTGGTACTGGTGAAATAAATTTAGATATACCAACATTCTTTTTTCAAACATTAGATAAAGACCCAGATGAGGCAACATCTGAGTCACCTCTATTACCAGCTATTCAAGCTATTGTATTTAAGCAACAAGTAATAGCTGATATACAAAGAGTCATTAAAAGAACAGGCTATCCAAGATTAAAAGTAACTGTACTAGAAGAGGTTTTAAGGAAGAATGCTCCAGTATCTGTTAGAGGTGATGATAAAAAGTTATCTAAATGGTTATCAGATCAAAAAGTAGCTATAGGCACAGAGCTAGGTAAAGTTAAGCCAGAAGATGCTGTTGTTATATTTGACTCTCTAGAAATAGATACTCTAGAAAATAAAAATGCATCTTCAGTTGATTTTAGGCCAATTATGGAGATTTTAGATGGACAAGTTGTATCCGCTCTTAAATCTTTGCCTTCAATCTTAGGTAAAGGTAAGGGTGGCTCTCAGAATATAGCATCAGTAGAGAGCATGGTGTTTCTTAATACACCAAAGTTCTTACAACAACGTTCAGCTAAGTTACTTAGTCAAGCATATACAATGGCAGCTAGGTTAGCAGGTATGAAAGGTTATATTGAGGTAAGTCATGAATCTATAAATCTAAGACCAGATCTAGAGTTAGAACCTCAAAGATTAGCTAAACAAAATAGGGTATTACAACTACAATCTTTCGGTCATATTGATGACTCAGAGGCCGCATTAGCTTTAGGAGTTGAGCACTTACCAATTAATCCATTATCAGGCACAGAGTTTTTAACTGGAGGGCCAACAGTTGATACACAAAATATATCACCTAATACAGATCCATTAGGTAGATCAATAACAGGTGGAGCTGGTGCAGGTAGTACTATAGGCAACAGTTCTTCATCTTAATATAAAGGAGTATAGATGTCAAAGAAACCGACAGAAGGTGCTTACATTAAGCCAGCAGTATTTATTGATAGAAAACCAACAACTAGGAATACTAGATTTAAAGCTGGCGCATTAGCTGATGTAAGTAGTAAAATCAATAGAGATGGTTTACGAGTATTAATGAACCATAACTCAAGCAAATTTCCAGTAGGAATGTGGTATCAAGCAAAGGTTAATGAAAATGATCAAGTTATTGCCCAATTTTATGTCCCAAAAGAGATTCAAGAATACAATGATATTAAATCAAGAGTTGACACGGGGATACTTGACAGTGTATCAATCGGGTTTAGTGCATCAGAGCATACCTGTTCTATCTGTGGAAATGATATCAATGATTATGAGAATTGTCCACACATACCAGGAAAGACTTATGATAACGAAATTGCTTATGTGGAACTTGGTGGTGTCAGAGCAAGTGAAGGATCCTTAGTATATTCAGGGGCTGTACCCGCTGCTAAGATACAAGATAGCTATAGTGCTGATGAATGTAAAGAGGACTATTGTAAACATCATAAGTTTAATGAAGGCGAACTAATGATTGCCACTAGCGGCTTAATTATACAAGATAATAGTGATATTAAAAATTTCACCGAAGGAACCGAAATGGAGTTACAGGAAAAATTTGATAATCTAACTGTTAAGCATAATGCTATATCTGATAAGTATGTTGATTTATTAGAAAAGTTCAATGCTAACAGTGCTGATTTAGAAAAAATTGAGGCTTATAAAACTGATGCAGACAAGGCTAAAGAGAGTTATAGTGCTCTGGTTGCTTCTGTATCTGAAAAGGTATCTGCTATAGCTGCCCCATTTGATGCTAATTATAAAGCACCAACTGAAATAGCTGCTTTATTTGCTGATATGGAAAAATACATTGAACAAGCAAAAGCGTTGCCATCTGGCCAACAATCACAAAGTCAAGAGGAAACGGTTAAATACCAAATTCCAG